ATGCACTAGTCTTAATAACTTTTCCCCATCATAACTATTATCAGCAGTATTCTTCCAGTCAATTGTAGTATCAAGACCATCTACATCATCCTTTAAAGAAGACATATTATTCTTTGTTATTTTAGAAGCTGGTACACGATAAGCTAATTCAGTTTTAGGTTTATCCATACCATCCATGATTGGTTTAAAGAAAAAAGGATAGTTACCAGAGATAGGGACAACTTTATCTGTAAACATCTTCTTAGCATCATTACCAGTCTTAGATAGGATACCTAAACGACTATCACGTGCAAGTGTAGCTGTATTTACTAATTCAGCAGAAGACATAAATGAGAAACCAGAACGTCTATTTTTCAAATAGCACATTCCATAACTTCTTTCGTCTGCAATACAAGCTTCCCAAAACAAAAAGAATATTCTATTAGCCTCTCTAAATTCAGCATGACCAACATCTATCTTTGTCCATTGAAGGTACATGTAGTGAGTACCAGTTACGTACGTTGGATTACCATTATTGTAAAACCAGAATCCTTCATCTCTCCTATCAAATTCATTCTCTATATACTCAACGTATTTATTTTTGAATTCATTCGGATATTCGTTCCATTGGAATACAGACGTTATTTTCTGTAGTTCTTTAGGATATTCAAAAGGAGTCCAGTACTGTTCCTCTTTCTTTCTATCTCTCTTATACACTCCTTTAGGAGTAGAAGGTAATGCTACGTGTAATCCCTGTATTTCATAAACCTCTCCAATAGTACCGTCTTTAGATATAACAACAACATCGAACTCTGGGTTATACCCATACTTCCATTCTTTCTTCTTGTTTAATCTATCAATATCTTTTGAGTCTATCTTATCAATAATTCTGAATAGACTATTATCTTCCTTTACTTCTTTTTTCTGCGAATGATTGGAATTTGACTTCATCTACTTCTTCTTTTTGATTACCTTCAAGCATATTTTTTTCACTCTCTATCTTTGATAATATATAAAACGCATCGTCTAAAGCAGTTTTCTTTGCTAAAACAGCATTCCTCATTTTATCAGCAGATATATCGTCAAGTGTATCATCAGATATGATTTCATCAGCCAATACTTTTATAAGCTCTATAACGGACTTATAAGCGGCTTCTATGATCATTTCTTTTAGTTGTGCGTGATCGTGTTTCATAATTCATTTAATTCTATTACAACGTCTCTATCGTACATTCTGTAAATCTTTTCGCCATCTACTTCAAACTCATATTCACTGTTCTTTGTGAAAGCCACAAAGCTACCGCTCTTAAGATTTAAGTTATCTTCTTGGTTGCTACTAGGATATACAACAACTCCTACATGTTTCTCTTCTTTATCAGTAGAGTGTAGTAATTCATTTTGTATTCTAGCAATTGGTTTTACAAAACAGTAGTTTAAGTTAGACCTCCATATTCCGTTTGACTTATAAAGATAAACCCTATCAGGACTAACAATATACAAATCATCTCTAAAGAATTCTGGAGATTTAGTCTGTCTACCTTTCATATCATGATAAGTTCTAAATATGTTATGATGAACAACAACAATATCCCCTACTTTTATATTTCCTTTGTAGTAAGTTGGTAATTCAATAACAACTCCAACTCTATTTACATATTTAGCTAAATCTAAAGAAGTATTAAAAGTTACCTCTACACCACCTATATTCTTTGTATTGGAATATTGATCTCCTATTGGAGATATTATAAAGTTATAAGGAGACCTCATTAGAAGTTGATATTAAATTCTAATACCATTGGAGTATTGTTGTTTATTTCTTTCCAACAAAGAACCTCTTTATCTTTTTCTATCCATATAATAACACCAGTTTCTACTCTTTGTATTACATGTATTACATAGTTGCCAAACACAGGTTGTCCAACAACGTAGTGCATAGAATTCTTGTAGTCATTTCCTATGCTGACTTTTCTTATTTCTTGCATTTGATTAAATTTTAAAAGCCATCGGTTAGGATGGCTTATGTTTTATTCTTCTTTAACTTCTTTTAGAGTGTAAACCCCAGTGGCTAAATCAATATCAATTTCACCATACTGGTCTTTTAAATCAGACTTAAACTTGGCAAAATCCTTGTCAAGTTCTGCAATTTGAGAAAGTAAAGATGATTTGTTAAATTCATATTGAAGTGTTAATCCTCCAACCATATCTCTTCCTTTGGCGAAAGAGTCTTCAAAGCCACGTAATTTAGTTAATTGGTGCTCTGATACACGGTTTTCTACCATGTCTGCGATTTTCTTTTCAGATTTCATATGTATTTTATTAAATTAATATGCAAATATAGTTATTTTTATTTAAAAAACTTTGTAAATGGAAATACTAACTTACCGTATCTATCTATTATCCATATAATAATAACTGGTAATAAAAACCAAAGATACATCCAATAGTTTGTTTTCTTATCAACTTTCTTAACAAACACTTTTTTAGTAGCTTCTTTTTTTACATTTAACTTTTTTAAAGAAGATATTTTAGCTATAGCTTTGGTTTTATCTATTTTAACTAAACTTTTTTTCTTTGACTTTATAACCGTGTTTGTATATGACTTACCATTTATAACCATTGGTTTTAAACTATCTAAAGGTTTATACTCAACCTCCTCAATAGTCTCGTTTACAAATACGTTATTATCTTTTACATAAGTACAATCTACCTTTACAACTAAAGAGCTATCTACTTTTGTACTTATAGATTCTTTAGAAACATCTACTTTTCTTGCAGCACAAGAACTCAGTATTAATAATAATATAATAAGTATCTTTTTCATTATTCTTTTATTTGAAAGTGCATCCAATCATAATTCTTCTCCCTTCCTAAAGATTCAAAACCGTGCTTGTAAAATATGTCAATCATAGCCTTGTATTCTGGTCTTGCAAATCTAGCAGTCTTTGATGTTTCTTTTAAAAGATTTCTAGCAGGATCTAAATCAATAGCTATACCCCAAGAGTGTGTCGACCAAGAGTTACCACCTCTCATTTTTCTATAGTTAAAACAACCACCGAATAAGTCAATACCTAACTCTTTTATCTTTTCATAACCGTAAACTCTGTGTATTTCACTAAATACAGCTAGAAATTTAGAAGACACTAATTTGTGACACATCATAGTATTAACTACCGTATCTGTATCCCAAGCCAACCTCATTGGATATGGTAGCTGTATCTTTACAAGATAACCATTACCAGTCTCATTTGGAGTTCCGTATTTTTTAGTTATTTGTTGAGTAGTCATTAGTTTGTTAATTCGTTTATATCCGATTTTATTTCCTTTGCTCTATTGAAAGTTCCTTTTAGTAATTTCCAAATATCTATTTTAAAAGTCTCTTCTATGTTTTCTTTTATAGAAACCAATTCTGTAAATATCAATAGTATAGCGCAAATTTTAGTAAACATAAAGTCAAACCCAAAAGCGTGTTTAACAAATTCATTAAGTACATATTTGTCTATCACAAATAAGAGTATAATACAAACTTCGTACAAAGCCATCTTGCTTATAACATTAGAAAGTTTTCTACTTCTAATACTTCTCCACCCTTCTAATTTTATACTCTTATAAACACCAGTTACAGTATCTAGTATTATAGAAGCACCTACAGAAATCAACAAACCGTATATAGGTACAAAAAATAGTATAAATGATGCAAATATGTAGTTAATATATTTCATTATCTTCCTTGCCCTTTATATGATTTCTTGTAATTTTTAGAGTCCTTTAAAGAGGATGTCTTTGACTTAGAGTGAACCCCTGGTCTGCTAATTTTTTTCTTTACTAACTTAATAGATTCGTTTTTTGCTTTTGCCATTTTATTTTTTATTATTTATACAGTACAATCAAACTGAGTAGTAAACGCTGTACCTGTCCAATATCTAACTATAATACCATCCGAATAAAATCCTACTCCAGCAAGAATAGTGTTGCTGCAATCTGCTCTTTTTAAACTAGTAGCATTAGAAAGAGCAGTTCCAACTACTCCAACCCCAGTAAATATACCGAAATTATAATTTGAACAAGCTGTAACTCTATTTGTCCTATTAAACCCAAGAGAAGCAGAATAACAAGAAGGAGAAGGAGGTGCTGCATTGTGATTATAAGAATACCATTCTGACAAAGAAGCTGGATTATTTGAACTTGGTCTACTATTACTATTTTGGTTTATTGTAGCGTATCCTCCATTCTCTGCTGTATCTAACGATATTTGAGCAGTACTAGAACGTCCTAATTCAGTATTTATTTGAGACATACTAATAGTTCCTGATGCTGGCATTGTCATATTACAAGTCTGATTCTACAACTGGTTCCACAACTTCTTCAACAATAGCCCATGGTAATGGGGCTTCCACGTGCATCGGTTCTATTTGACCAGCAATTTGTTTTGCGATTCTTTCGTGCATGTGAGGTTTATCAGCGTGAACTTCTAACCAAGAAATAACATCTTCTTCTGTTAATTCAGCAAGAGGTTTGTATGAAGAACTATTGGGAGCCGGCATTGGTGTAACTCCTGCAAACGTTCCTTCGTTTCCATTTTCATCAATACCTATATAATCATATCTAACTCTTGTAACAACGTCAGTTAATTCACCTAGTTTCGGAGCTACCTCAATCTTGTTTATTTTAAATGTGTAAGTAATTGTCATACTATTTATTTATTAATTTGTTTACTAATTCTTTCAATTCTTCTATTTGTGTTTGTTGTTCTTTTATTGCTTCAATTAATAATCCTGTTATGTTGCCATAAGATACACCATATTCATCTACATCTTCAGCGTAAGTAACAACTTCTGGCAATACATTTTGTATTTCTTGAGCAATTACACCTACTTGTCTTTTCTTAGAGTCGTCATCTATTCTATTATAGTATACTCCCCTTAGCCTATTTACTTTATCTAAAGCATTATTTACAGTGATTATATTTTCCTTCTTTCTTCTATCAGAGTACGCAACAATATCCCCTTCCGCATATAATGACCCACCAATGTAGGCTCTGTATGAGCTAGATGTAGTTGATGTACTAATTCCAGTACAATTATTACCAATATGATGATACCAATACCATCTTCCATTAGCTTCTCTATAAACACCTCCATTACCAGAACCATCATACATCATTCCATTTACAGCGCTCTGTGAATCTAAAATACCACCGTACCCATTTTTACTTCCAAGTATTTTAAATTGAGTATATGATGTTTGATCATTTGGAGCAAAATGACATCCATAATTACTAGGCCAATAAAGTCCATACTGCCCATTAAATTGAATCCAAGTATTAGTCTGGTAGTAGCTGGTGCCAGATTTGTTTGGAGCATCCATGTTATAATTAGTCCAAAACTCATACAATGACCCGTAAGAGGTAGACGTACTATACTGAGCACTAATATACATTCTAGGCGAACTATTTCTTTGCGTATGTAAAGCACACATCCAAGGGACATCACCTCCAGTATATCCATTAATCCATAATGTATCTGACCAATAACCCGCTTGAGCAGTCATTGCTACTTTAACACCTATTCCATTACTAAAATAAGTTTGAGGATTTGTTTGTTGCCCACCAATATAATTTGGATCAAGATAGTTTGCTCTAGTAGAAGAACTCGCAGATGATGCGCTACCTGCATTATCAGCATAATCAGCTCTATAAGCAGTATTAACTAATACAGCTGTAGCGGCTGTCCTACCTACTCCCCATCCTCCTAGGTGGAAATATGCCCCTGTATTGTTTTCTATCATTCCGTCGTCAGATGCTAATGAAGAAAGCGTTAAAGCATTTAATTTTGTTGTTGATGCTGGATCTACATAAAACCCTGTATTATTAGAATCGTAAAAAATAGGAGATCGCATGTCAACATTTGCAGTTACAACTCCCCCACTTGATATGTTTAATCTTTCAGCATTATTAGTATAAACGCTGAAATAACCTGAACTTAAGCTATTCCATAAGTACAACTGGTTTATTGAACTATCATAAGATAATTGCCCTCCAGATGAACCATCTGATTTGTTTATTGATATACTGTTTCTTACTGCTATTGATGAGTTAGCGGTATTACCTCTAGCTACAACAGTAGCTAACGTATCAGTCTCTGACGCAGTTACCGTCCAACTTCTATTAGCTGATAAATCGTAAGATGTACCGTTAATAGTTATTGTTCTTGCTTGAGGTACATATCCAGCAGAAGCATGGTTTCCCCATCCGTAAGCAGTGTCCCAGTTTGTTTTATTATATCCAGACGCACTTAAAGTTCCTGTTATTTCAAAGTTACCTCTTACATAACCACCACCATTCTGTCCTTGTTGTATTCTAAATGTTGTAGATGCATCTATGTTAGATGTAGCTTGATAAACATCTTCATCAATTACTCTAAATACGTGTCCGCTATCTCCTGCCCCATATATTGTGGTACCATCATTATCAATCGCTAAACCGCCAGTATCTCCGTCATTTACGTCAATCCAAAAAGCATTAGGTCCACCAGTAAATGGAAATCCTAATGTTGGAGATGTTGTACCTCCCCATCTTAATTTAGCATTACCTATATTTAATCCTCCGTCGAATGTTGATAAAGTGCTTGTTGAAGCTCCTCTTGCTGTTACCGATGCTAACGTATCGGTTTCTGTATAAGTTGAAATGTATCCAGCAGGATTAGATGCGTTATAAGGAGTATAACCTAATACAGATGCTATTGTTTTATTTTTCCAAAGATTAACTGGAGCACCTTCAAATGCTAATATATCATTACCAGATGGTAACGTTGTTTTTAAATCTACGTCATGTATCTCATTAAGTTCAAACCCATTTTGTACTTTAACAAATATCTCACCGTTATTAGCGTTAACTCTTGTTACAATACCAATAAATACTAAATGATTTGGCGCAGATGGTTTATTAGCTAATCCATAAATAAGATTACCACCTGTTCCTAACCATACTGGATCACCAGCATTGGCACCGATAGTATTTAAACCATCAAGTAACCCCTCTGTGATTACATCGGCAAAACTATTAGCAGCAACAGTCGCATTTAGCAATCCCATTGTTTTAGATGACGTAGCTTCTGAAGCATTAGATGCTAATCCAACTATCATGTTAGTACCATCAGCGCTTGTAACGTATACAGCTTGACCTTTATTGATTGCAACTCCAGCCTTTACTTGATGCTGTAATTTTGATGCGGTATTCACTGTAATTCCTAAGTCTGAAAGGACTTCTGCACCAGTTCTGTATTTAACCGTGCCACTATCAGATACTAAAAATTTATCAGTATCTGTAGTAGCATTGGCTATTTGTGAAGCTTTTAAAGAGCCGTCGATTTCAACGGATGTTTTTATTTTTTGGCTCATATTTGAGTTTTATTATTTATTATCCAACTTTGCTAATCAATACTCTTATTGAAGCAACAGCTGGAGCAGTTGTGAATGAAATTGTTACTACACTTGTACTTGTTCTTACAATATCTGAGTAAACAGTTTCAGAAGTAGACACATCATATAATTCAACTCTAACGTCTTTTGTACCTAAATTATGAGTAACTGGTATGGAAGTAGCACC